ACCAGTTAACCCATTAGCTGTATTAATAATCTGAGGAGTTTCACCGGGGTTAGCAACCATCCAAGTGTCAGGAAAAATACCCTTCTGTACAGCAAGAACTTCCAAAGCCATAAGCTTCGCTTGAACTTGGTACATCCCAAGCATCTGATCGAACTGTCCTTGAGGTTCACCCAAGTTAATTCTGCCTGCTATAACAACAGGGCAAACGCCAGCACGATTAACTGTTCTTTCCAACTCTGCCACAGGAGCCATATAATCTGCGTGCTGATGCCAGTTGTTTTTCTGCTGTGGGGATTGACCCATAGCTATCAAAACGCTTTCCTCAGCGTCGCAATATTCGATCAACTGACACATGTCAGAACCAACAGTGTCTTTCTGATAAACCTTCATAGCCTGCTCAGGGTAATTAATCCTCAACCAGTCATAAGTGCGTTCATAAGTAAAGATCGTGTCGTTCGGAGCCATATCATCAGGCCCGAAAGTAGGAGCAGGGAAAGTTGTTAGAGGGTCACGAACCGTCCATTCAGGAACACCCGTCTGAGGGTTGAACCTTAAAGAAACAGGAGAACACGCATAGCCGAGCATGTGCCTTGCACGTTTCGACAATTTGATGTCCATTTTGTTATGTTCCCACCAACCTATAACAGCCCTACGTCTTGTACTTGCACGTTTCTCAGCTTGCTTCTGATCGTCCTTAACAGGAGGCATAACAACATCAGGCATGACAGAAGCGACTCTCATCGCTGTCTGATCCAAACCTTGAGCCAACAGATTAGCAACAGCTACCTGTTCGTTGTCATCCAACTCAGGTAAAGGCACCACAATGTCACCGTTATACGCTGACTTAACCCGTCGCATCCTCGCGAACGAAGGTTCTAAACTTGATTCTCTTTCTTTGAGAAGTCCAATAATATCTTCAGACGACTTCACTTAACTTGCCTCTTTCATCCACGTTGGCCTCCATAGCGGCGTTACGTTCCCTTTAGGCAAGCTAATGTTCGGGAGATTATGTTCTAAAAACCATTGAGCCATCACACAGTCATCGGTTGCAGACCCATGACCGTCTGGTGACCACTTGGTCACTTCATTAACCAATAGTAGTGCATGTGGGCGTGCTTCTGTACGTTGTTTGCCCGGAAGTCTTATTCGACCATGTTTATACAACGGAGCGAGCATTTGAACCCCGTAATCAGGATCCCCTTTATTGCGAGAATGAGTGTAGTGAGGAATCAAATTGACACCCCTCTGAGCGCTCCAACGACGAAAATGGTCGTACTGCAAAATGAACTTTTGCGCCGCATTAGCCTCAACAATCCAATAATTAATCGGATGACCCATATCTGCTGAACGATGCCACCACTCTTCAGCTATACCCGTGAACACACCATCCTCATGGTTCCAATCCAAAAATGTAGGAGCGTCCATCTTCTGACGGTAAGACTCCAACAAATAACGGAAACCAGACTCAGGCACATACGCCCAAACTTGCAAAGCCCAAAACTTGCTAGGGGAGGGGTCAGCAGTAGCGACAATAATTACCTCACCGGGTAAATTTTTCGGAAGCTCCCAAAGGTCACGGTCATTATCCCAACACCCTTGATGCAACACACCATCTTCGCCAGTGCCGCCGCTTATCCACAAAGGATCCACAAGAACACTCGCAGGGTCAGCATCATCCTGCTGGTACAAAATAGCGTACCTGTCAGGAGTCTGAGATTTAACGTGCGTTAACTTCTTCCAATTTAAACGCCTCGGATACAACAAACACCCATCAGGGTAAGGAGCGGAATCCAACTTGTGTTGCTTCTCGCACTTATCCTCATAATGAGCTTTGTAAACAAGATGATGGTAACGCTTCCCGTCAAGTTTTAATTCTTCAGGAACGTCTTCTTCAAAGTCGTCCTCTTCATCGAAGATGGCTTCTTTGTCTAAGGCGTAACGGTAAATGTCATCACCAGCCATACGCTGTCCCTGCAAAACAAGAAGCCCACCCGGTTCTAAACGGGTCTCAGCTACCTCATCCCACCATCGTTTCAAATCGTCACGGGCATCAGAAGTACGCATCTTACGTGGGTCATAAAGATCGTCCCAGATAATCAAATCGAAACGTCCACCCAAGAAACCGGAATCCACACCGAAACAAGTCCAAGTGGGTTCCTTCTCAGAAACAGGAATGTCACCCTCCTGAGCTACAGTGAACTGATCGCCACGCCAAACTTCCTTAACATCAGGTTTAAACCTTCCGAAATCATCCATAAGGCAAGTTTCAGCATCAACAGCTAAACCCATTTTCAGATCCTTAGCCTCAGCCTTAACAGGAGAAGTGCGTTCCAACTCGCCTTTCAAACGACGGGTATACCACTCACCAAGACGATGAGTGTGGGAACCAATCATCCCACGCAAAGTACGGTCACGCACAGTAGCCCAAGCTGGAAGAATCCGAGTGAAAAACGTGGACTTGCCAGAACCGGGGGGTGCGTTTATTACAACATACTCCTCTTGGGGGGATGACTGTAACTCCATGATCCTGTTAGTCGCTTCAATCTGCCAAGGCATCAGAATCAACCCGAAATATCGTTTAGCGAAAATTTCAATATCGTCATACGCTTCACGGGCTTCATCAGACAACTCGTCGTAAGGAACTACAGAAGGGCTTTTAGCCTGATCGAAAGCTTTCTTAGCGGCTTTACCAACAGCAGACCCTATGCCCTTTTCAAAATCGGAAGCGGCTCTATAAGAAATACCTATCTTTTTAGCCGCCCCATACATAGAAAGACCGCCATCACGCAACTCTTGGTACTTAAACCATGTTGCCTCATCGATCGTTCTACCAGAAGTCATCCAATCACCCCGGATGCCCGTTTAAAAATTCTTCATATTTTTCCGCTGAATCCAAAATTATCGTCGTGTACGAATAGCCTTTGTCGTCACCGCCACCAAGCGTGACAGTAATCGCACCCACCAACGTGCCTATAGCAACCAATAACCCTGTTATTGCTGTTATCAACTTAACCGTTTTATTCATCTGTTATTTTCCAACAATCGCAACCACAGTTGCTTTCTTTAATACATCCACAATCCGGCGGACACCCACATTCACAATTCATCAACCAGCCTCCACGAAAATACATTCACCGGGGCATTCTTCAGCAGATTCAATAACAGCTTCAGCTAAAGCATCAGGAACATCAACAGATTCACCCATACGATGCGTAGGTTCTTTAGGTGTTACAGACCCAGCTTCCTTAACATAAAAAAGCCCATCATCACCACCATAAAAAATGTCGCCACACAACTCCTCGCAAAGGCCATCACCCGTACACAAATCTTGGTCAATCCAAACTTTCATTCGTCTAACCAAACAACCATTGTAAAAGCATCCCCAATACCGCTACCAGCAAACCCAAAAACAGAGAAACAACGACCATGATCGTCGCAATTAAAACCTTCTCCGGTCTTCTCAAAAAAACTCCTAAAAAACTTACCCACAAGAATCACAACTCTCAGGATTCTCCAAATTACAAGACCCCACCTCAATAGGCCCCTCGTAAACAACCCCATCAGAACCAACAAAAGAAAACGAATCTAAAGGCCGGTCATCCAAAAAAGGATCCACAACCGGCAAATCAGGGTGTTCTCCCAAAAGTTCCTCCGGTAAATCAAAAAAATCCAACAAAATAATCTTAACACCCATTAATAGTCGCTTATCTTGTATTAAAAGAAAACTACATGTGCTAAAGTGAACCCCACTGGGTCACAAAACCCTGCGCCGGCTAACCACCGTCCGTTCGCCCGTCAGAGGGGCTACTGCATCCTGTCCGAGAAACGACGGGCTTAAAACAACGGGACAAGAAAAAACGGAAACAAGCCGGGCAGGAGCGACCAGCAAAGGACAAAGCTAGGTCAAGGCAAGATCGAGCCTAAATCGACGGAGGGAGTCCCAAGGGAAAATCCAGCCAAAAACACCCCAACCACAAAAAATTACAACAACCAACAGCTCCACAGAAAACAAACAAAAAAAATCGCTGACCCACAACCAACACACAAAAAACCCCACCAGCGCAACAAAAACAAAACAACACCAATACCCCCACAACAAACCACAACAAAACACTAGAAGCAAAGTCACAAATACAGCGTTAATCATCGTGTGTGTGTGCGGTGTCAAGGCACAGCCTCCGGTGTCGGCTGTTCCTAGCCACTCGCACAACACAAAAGGGACGAGACTAAGAACATTTTATGGGTTTGTTTTTCGTTTTGTTGTCTGTTTTTGGGTTTGGGTGTTGCGGGTTTTTGGGTTTGGTTTGGGGTGTCGGGGTGTCGGGTCATGTTGGTTTTTTGGGGTTTATATTTTTTTTAAGATTTCTTAAATATTTTGTCTGCCCGAGTTGGCATAAGTGGGTATACCCGCTAGCCTGAATACCATAAGCAAATAGCTTAAATTTTAATACTGGAGATATTGAATGTTTGGTAATAATGAGAAAGTACAGGAAGTAGCCCAAGAGTTAACAAATGGGCTTATTGAATGGCTTAAAACTAATCCTAAGAATTGGTCGAAGCCTTGG